CACTCCTTGTCACAAATCATACATACGATGTCATCGGAGCTTATGTACCAACGAAAGAAATGGGAGGAGGTTCTGGACTCAAATACGCAGCAAGTACGATCATTTATCTCAGCAAAAAGAAAGAAAAGGATGGAACGGAAGTGGTCGGAAATATTATCAAGGCTAAGACTGCTAAATCGCGTTTGAGTAAGGAAAACAAAGATGTGGAAATTCGTCTTTATTATGATGAGCGTGGTCTTGATCGATATTATGGTCTTCTTGAACTCGGTGAGATTGGTGGACTTTGGAAGAATGTAGCAGGACGCTATGAGATTGATGGTAAGAAGATTTATGCTAAACAGATTCTAAAAGAACCTGAAGTGTATTTCACACCAGAAGTAATGGAACAGTTGGATCAAATCGCTCGTAAGGAATTTAGTTATGGAGAAAGTTGAGTTTCTAATTCTTAGAAACCTATTATTTAATGAGGATTATGTAAGAAAAGTTTTACCATTTCTAAAAGATGAATATTTTGAAGATCCAAACCAAAAAATTGTTTTTGAAGAGATTAGTAAGTTCCTGTTAGAGTACAATAATACTCCAACAAAGGAAGTTTTATCTATTGAAGTTGAAAAGAGGTCTGATGTAACTCAAGAACAATTTTCTAAAATTGTTCATTTAATCAGTACTCTTGAGAATGTGCCAGTTGAATTGAGTTGGTTGATGGATACTACTGAAAAGTGGTGCCGTGACCGTGCAATTTATCTTGCTCTCATGGAATCCATTCAACTTGTAGATAATACTGGAAGCAAGAGTAGGGATGCTATCCCGTCAATTCTTCAAGATGCTCTAGCTGTTAGTTTTGATAATCATGTGGGTCATGATTATCTACAAGATTATGAAGAACGCTATAACTCATATCACAGAACGGAGGATAAAATTGAATTTGATCTTGAGTACTTTAACAAAATCACGAAAGGTGGTCTCCCTAACAAAACTCTTAACATCGCTCTTGCTGGTACGGGCGTCGGCAAGTCTCTATTCATGTGCCATGTTGCTAGCTCCGTCTTGCTGCAGGGGCGGAACGTTCTCTACATTACAATGGAGATGGCAGAAGAGAAAATTGCTGAACGAATTGACGCAAACCTACTGAACGTTAATATTAGAGATATTGTAGAACTTCCAAAAAGTGTATTTGAAAGTAAGGTCAATAATATTGCTAAGAAGACTCAGGGTACTTTAATCATCAAAGAGTATCCTACTGCATCTGCTCATTCAGGGCATTTCAAATCTCTTCTTAATGAACTTGCACTGAAAAAGTCATTTAAACCAGACATTATTTTTATTGATTATCTTAATATCTGTGCTTCCAGTAGATATAAAGGTAATAGCAATATTAATTCATATACCTTTGTCAAATCAATTGCTGAAGAACTTAGGGGACTTGCAGTTGAGTTTAATGTTCCAATTGTATCTGCTACCCAAACCACTCGTAGTGGTTATGGATCTTCTGATGTAGAACTTACTGATACATCTGAGTCCTTTGGTCTTCCTGCAACTGCAGACCTTATGTTTGCTTTGATCAGCACAGAAGAATTGGAAGAATTGGGTCAGATACTTGTGAAGCAACTTAAAAACAGGTATAATGATCCCACCATTCACAAGAGATTTGTGATTGGAATTGATAGGGCAAAAATGCGTCTCTATGATTGCGAACAATCTGCTCAGAATGATATCCTTGACAATGGAAAGGATGAAGAGTATGATTTTGAAGATAGAAAACCTAAAAAAACATTTGAAGGATTTAAATTCTAATGACTATGACTAACGAAAAAGTAATTGATAGTGATAAGTATATTGACTTTGTACGTCAAACTACCAGCCCTGCAAGTAGTGACATTGCTCAACTACTGTCACGTATTAGTGAACTAGAAGCAGTTGATGATGCAGATGTTCCTCGTCTTGTTACTGCTGCTCTTGGTATGAGTGCTGAAGCGGGTGAATTTACTGAGGTTGTTAAAAAAATTCTACTTCAAGGCAAACCTTATAATGAAGAAAATGTGTTTCACCTAAAGCGTGAACTTGGAGATATTTGTTGGTATCTTGCTCAAGCATGTATGGCACTTGATACAAACTTCAATGAAGTACTTCAGATGAATTATGAGAAACTGAGTGCTCGTTATCCCGAAGGTACTTTTGATGTTTATCGTTCCGAAAATCGTGTGGAGGGAGATCTGTGACTACCTTAACGAAACTGCAAATTGATACTCTTAAATATTCTTTCGCACATCTTAATGTAGATTTTGAGAAAGTTCCTTCAGCAAAAATGCACGGAACTATGGAGGGGGTTCAACAGCAACTTAATAGTGGTTCTAATAAAGTCATCTATTCTTACAGAAATAGGACTGGTGGAGTGACTATTACTTCTATGAAAGTTGGTGAGGAAACTGAAGAAAGTAAAGAATCACTCAATAAAGTTAGAGAAAATGTAAGGAAGTATTGGGAAGATTTGCACGAATTTAGAAAGAAAGATGATACAACTAAAAATAAACTAATGGATGTGAATATGGTGGAGGGAGACCTATGAAACCAATTACAGTTGAAGATTATAAAGAACATGCTGGAGAGTTCTTTGACAAATATCATTTTGTTGCTAAAGAACTTGGTGAAGGATCAAAGGCAGAAGATATTCTAAAAGTTATGGAGTCTCTTGCTGGAGTTATTATGCTTAAGCGCAAAGAGGAAAAAACTCCACTTGGATTTAATAAAACACTGGAGACTGAAAATGAGTAAAGAAAAACAAGTAACAATTAAAATGGATGCTCGCGCAGCAGCAGCAGTTCGTCAAGTTTTATTTGATGCTCAGAAAGGATATACTTATGATGAGGTAAGTATTCCTCCCCGTGTAGTTGATATTCGTGGAGTGATTCAACAACTTGATGATAATATTGGCGCTGTTCTTGGTGCTTGACTTTTAGGCCCTTATGGATCTTTTTTTATAAATAACTAAAAAGTATTTGTAAAAATGGATTCTAAGGAACTTAAGGAAATCATGGAAGCGTATTCTGAAGTATACGCTCCTCAAGAAGTAGACGAAGCAACTGCGATGGCGAAGCGTGGTTATGATGAGACCAAACTCCGCAAACGTGCTGGTGGTGGTGAAGCAGCAGATAGAGCAACTTCACTAGAGAATAGACCAACTTATGGTGATGCTAACAAGGCAAAGCAAAGACAGACCTATGCTAGAAAGCAGAGAGGAGATTTCCGTAATACTGCATCATCAAATCCTGGACTGCACGTTGGACAGCACAAGTCTGATGATCCTAAGGTAAAGGCAAAGCAGGCAGCAAGAGGTGCTCAAAGAGGTGCTTTAACTCCTAACGAGAAAAAGCAACTCAATATGGGCGATGAGACCTTTGATCTCTTTGATGTAATTATGGAGTTTCTCTGTGTAGAAGGATATGCAGAAACTCTAGAAGATGCAGAGTGGATCATGGCAAATATTATTGATGAGGAAGCAATTGATATTATTCTTGGTGAAGAGCAGCTTGATGAAATCAGTCTCAAAACCAAGATGTCTGCTTTCAAAAAAAGAGCAACTCATGATTTTGAATCTGATGGTGATTCTGATAATTATACTAAGAGTGGTGAGAATAAAACAGATAAAATCAAAGCAAATATTGTTAAGAAGCACGGAGAAAAGGCAGGACAACACGCAGAAAGAGCAGCACACACTGGAATCTTTGGTCGCAAGAGTTTCTCTATGCCTAAGAAACCAGAAAAGACTAGAAAAGAAGAGTTTGAAGTATGGCTTGATGAGGCAATGAGTTCTTACGAGAGAAATCGTAAGAGAGCAGCAGCAAGAGCAGAAGCAAGAAATGCTGCAAGAGATGCTGGTAAGACAGGTGTAGTTCCTGGAGTTGGTTATGTTTCTCCAAGAAGAGAAAAAATCTCACTAAGAGATAAGTTTGGAACCGAAGCAGGAATTAGAATGGCAAAGGCAAAGCCACCTAGCGGCGACGAAAAGCACTGATCTAAAGTCAAGATCCTTGAATCAACCCCTTGACTTTTTAGTTGAGGGGTTTTATACTATATACTGATAGAGGTTAAGTCACTGTTATATCCTTATGAGGTATATCACACTTAATCCATCTGGGGAATTAGCTCAGTCTGGTAGAGCATCGCCTTTGCAAGGCGGGTGTCAGGAGTTCGAGTCTCCTATTCTCCATTCTAAATACTTGAAATAGTACTTAAGATAATGGATTTAGTATCCGTAATAAAGGCGGCAATTCCATCGGTTAAAGATGAAGACATCTTAAGAGTAGATGTTGATGGAAAATTTGTTTATGAAGTTGTTAATGTCCCAACCTCCAGGCAAGTTAGGGGACAATTAAATGAAGCATTAAAAAATAAATTGGAAGAGGAATTTTCTGATGTTGCAGCATCTTTAGTTGGAAGTGTAAGAATAGGAGATAAAACTTATAGCAGTAAAGCAAAGGTTCTTAGAGTTACTGAGGGTGAGCAAAGAGGTGCTCCAATTCTTGGAGTTGTAAAGTTAAATCCAAGGCCAAAATTAGTATTGACTCCTAAAAGATTTGGAGTTACTAGGAGTAGTGGGCCCGATTCTGTGGGATCTTATCTAACAATCGATGAAATAATTTCTACAATTAAATCGGAACTTGATAAATTAAAAGATGCTGAAAGAATATCCAATTCTTTATATGATTGGGTAAATGAAAATCTAGATTATTTTAATCCAAAAACTTCTAGTAATAATGCACAAAAAATAAGAAATTCATGGGGTGGATCTGGACTAGAAGATGAAGTTAGTTCTGAGATGTTGGAATTATTTTGTGCCTTAGCATATATTAAATTTATTCAAAAAGGAAGTAGTGGTCCAGGTGTGAGAATCACTTCTTCTGAAAGAGATAGAGTTAAGCAAGTATTGGGAAAAAATAGTATCCCTACAAATTCAAATTCATTCAAAATATGGTATCCATCAG